GCAACATAATACTAGTAATAGTGTTACCTTCAACTTCTGTTGGATTATCAAACGTACTTAGTGGCTCAGGGGCTGTAGCAGATGCTGCAGATGCTGCGGATCCTGCTGCAGGGCCGTTGAAATTAATGTTTCCGCCAGAAATGGTAGTATTAGCGGCTTTTATGTCTGCATTTCCGCCCGATGTAAATTTATTTCCGCCACCAGTATTAACATCAAAGTCATCGCCTGAAGACAATTTTGTACCTGCACCAACAGCTATATCTAATGCGCTTGCAATACTAATTGCAGTGTCTCCAGTAATTGTTTCATCATGTGTTCCATCAACTTGTATAGCAACATTGCCATTAACAATACAAATTTTATCCATACCTACTTCTGTTTGGTGGCGTTCTGCAACTTTCAAATTAAAGTTTCGGCCAGCTTCTATATTAATATCCCGATCAGCGTAAAAATTTAAATCGTTTTGTGTACGTATACTAATACTATCTTGTGCATAAACATCTATTTTACCATCACTAGTTAATTCAATCCATGCTGTGCCTCGGCTATTAGTGATGTAAATTAAATCTTCACTATTATGTAATAATATTTGATGTCCAGTACGGGTACGCAATCGAATTAATTCGTTGTGCGGGCGAATAACTTTGCCACCTTTTTCTTTTTCTTCTACTGCAGCGTATTCAGGCGGGCCTTCACTAGGAGATTTTTTCCTCAAAAACTTATCGTCCCCGTCATCCATAATAAACGAAGAGCCACCTAATCTACTTACAGGTCCGTTTTTAATAAGATGTTCAGGTTTGCCATAACTTCCTGTTTGTGATCCCGGTTGTTTATCCAACGGACCCTGTGTACTAATACCAAAAACCATACTGGGAGATTCTCTCCTAGAACTACTAGTTGTTATTCCACGAATGTCATCCAATAACAATCCTTGATCTGCAAGGGTCTGTGCAAATGGATGGATAGGTTTTTTAATTTTATTTGGGTCAATGAGTGTTTTATTTTCAGGTGCGCTTTTATTATATTCTGCAACTGGAACTCGCGTTGCATAACCGTAAGGGGTATCCAGGCCGCCTTCTACACAATTTTCAGTCGCTGCTGTTCCAGGAGTCATAAAATTAGCGGAGCTGTCGGGCACACATCCCATCCAATATCCCTGTCTAGGATCTCCGTCAATAAAAAATATCATTACAATTTGACCAGGGTCCGGGGGTGCCATCCAAAACCCTGCTGACTTTTGTGTATTGTTGTAATCGTTATCTTCGCCGTTGTAGTTTGTATTTGTTGCACTAAAAAAAGGACTCATGTATTTTACTTGATGCAACTGGCCTTCGCTAGTACTTCCGCCAGTTGGTCTTAAGATCTGTACTTCTAAAATCCCCATGTAAGTAGGATCAGCATTGCTAACTACTTTGGCTAAAAACGGGCCGGGTTTAGGATCCGGCTGTGCAATTGTACTGACTGTTGGGTCATTAGATTTTCCCATATTATGTTCCTGATTCCTCTTGGCCTTCTGTGCTTCCCGGTTCCGTATCGCCTGCTCCAGATTCACTTGGCTCTTGATTTGGCGAATCTCCTGATGGAGGAGACGAGGAGCTGGATCCTTTAACTTCGTCTGAATCAGCAGGTCCTTTATATGGCTCTGTTCTAGTCACAGCCATTGCAGCTGCAGCTGTGCCAGGACCGCCAAGTTCTTGATTTCTTATTCTAAATAGCTGTAAATCTTGTGTAAATTGATTTTTTGAAAATGTACTATCAATTGATTGTACTCTATATAAGCCACTAAAACTGTGTACAGGCACAGTGGGATTACTACCAAAATTATACAATCCTTTATTTAGGTCAATATCAATCGGAGTTCTAAAATTAACAACAATATGCACTTCGCCTGTTTGGTAATTTATTGTTCCGTCCTCATTGAGGTTCTCAGTTGATGCTTGAGCTGTATAATTTCCAGTTCCGCTCATTGCAATGTAATACGGGTCTCCTACAATTGTCATAGTAAGAGACATCATGTCAAACCCTGCTGTAACGCTATCGTGGAACATCCTAGCTGCTCTAGTAGCTTGTGTTTCAGCGCCGCCGCCGCCAAATTTATCAGTATTGGCCAATGTTTGGAAATAGCTCACGCTTGTGGGGATAGACGGAGCAGTTGACGGATCTTTGCCTGGCGTGATCGCTTCTATCTCTTGGACATCTTTGTCTTTAACTCCGCTGGTATTAGCTTGGGTAACTACACTTTGATTGGCCGTGCCGCCATCCGCTAGTAATACTCCTCTAAAATTAGCTTTAAAATTAATATCAAATTTAAGTATATCAACATTTTTTCCAGTGTAGATATAATTGTATTCTTTTACTACTTGTTTTTTAAGTGCAGCAACCCCAGCAGGCTTGACGTTTGGTGGCGTTGGGCCTGAACTCATATGTAGTTTATATGGTAATACTCTATAAACTAATAATTTAGGAGGAACACCTGTAGCTTTGTTCATGTTACCAATTATATACACTTGTGTATCAATATTCCACCAACCTTTATATCCTTCTGCTGTAACAGCACCAGGATCCAATGTTTGATCAATGAATTCACTTTGTAATATAACCTGGTTTATGGCGTTTAAAATATCAGTGTCTTGTCTAAATTTCATATCCGATTGATTCACATCAATAGGGTTTTTATTACGACTCATGATTTTACCTTCTCTATCATAAACGTCTCTGTCATTACCCATAGGAGCATCACCCCGGCGAGCTTGATCAAAACCCATCTTGGATCTACCAATATCGTTAACATCTTCCTTGGCTTGGATTAGATTATTGTGTTCGGTTTCAGTAACATTTAATTTTATAGTTACAGATTTGCTATCGCTAACATTAATTGGATCAGGCGATGTTGTTGCTGCATTTGTATCGGGATTGGATTCAGTATCGCCGGATGTCGATCCACTGCTAGTTACTTCTGATGCAGCTTCTTTTGGAAATAAAATTAATATTCTATCTGGTCGTTCTATGTTGTTGATCTTAGCAACTTCTCGTAGTTTTTGATTAATAACCGATTCTAAACTTTTTGGTCCTGACTGCAACATCTCTTGTACTGTAGTTCCTTTGATAGATATGTCTGATTGAAAGTTTTTGAAGCCGTCGGTTAGTGCTGTTTGATTATACGGGTTTGCAACACAGTCATAATGTGTACCTTCATTGGTAACTCTCATCTGTATGTCAGTTATATTAATTGGGATTTGTCTATCCGTTTTAGGAATAAATGCCATTTGGCCGTCTTCTTTATTTCCTTGAAATTCAAGTGTTATCATGAAGGGTGCATCTGTCCAGTTTTTAAACCCTAGTTTTTGTGCAGTAACTTGCAGTGCTTCAAAAAACAATCCCATACTGTATGGTTCAAATATTTTAAATGATAGTGTTTGTGCATTAGTATTCTTACCTTGTTCCCAACCAACCATGCTATGTATTTTAAGATCGTCTATATAAAATTCAAAAGACCCTTCTGATAAACGAACTCGATTGGCAGGATCAATGCTGGCAGATTTTGCAATTAAAGGAGCTCTTGCTCCCACTCGGTAAGTACTGTCAGGATTTTCTAAAAAATCTTTAGGCAATGCTGCTAATCCAATAAGACAGTTGTAAGTTGCATAGTCAAATAACGAATTCGGCAACGGAAATTCGCTATTGGCTGGGCTTGATAGAGATACAAAAGAAGATCCAAAACTGTTGGCTCCCGATAGTACTCCTGATAGTGATCCTGGTAAATTTCCAAACGACGAAGTTATACCAGATAATGCATTGGTAGCAACAGACAGCCCAGAGGCTAGACCGTGTTCTACAGCAGTTATTGCGTTAGATGCACCGGACGATAAAGTAGCGCCAAGATTTGATATAGTAGAACCCAATGGATCAAATATTCCCATTATAAACCCAATGCCTTTACTAAACTATTTTTTTTGCAAATAAAAATGCCAGTGCCTGGTACAAAATCTAATATTGGATCTTGAATAACATTTAAATTTCGTTGCATGAACACCCACCATAAGTTAGATGTACCATATAAGTCATATGCTAATAAATCTGGACGGTATGCGTATTGCGCTTCAATATGATAAAAGAAATCATCGGTCTCAGAACTAACTGGACGAATAGTTAAAATATTTAGATAATTATTAGTTACTGGTGTTTTATACCAAGGACTGGTGCTTGAATATTTTGCCATATTAAATATACCCAAATGAGTTGTTTAGATAACCGCCTTGCACAAAGGTATCAAGACTAAAATCTTTCACACTACTTCTACTATACACCGGTTGTAAAGTTACTGAAAAACTACTCTTAGTAGGAACATGACTGACTTCTCCAGTAGTGCCGCCGCCAGTTAGTTGAGATACTGTATTCGCTATGTTAGCAATGGAACCTAATCCAGAAGCTACACTACTTATTTTGTTTGCAATGCCGCCCAGCCCAAGAGCGGATGCACCAGCAATACTTGCAATGTCATTTAACCCTGATGCAATTCCACCAAGGCCGCCTAATGGGCCGCCAGTGCTTGCTAAATCAACACTTATGTAATCGCAATCATTGTCTAATTGGGTTGTAAATTGTGTTACAACTACTGGAACATTTTTAAACACATAATTTCCATAACCGTTTAAGAAAATAATAGGAGGAGGATTACCAGCTAGTGTATCTGGTCCAGAAAACATTTTTGTTAAACTACGCAAATAATGCACAGCTGCAATCCAATATAACCCCTGTGTTGCATCTTCAACGTTCATTGGCGCGGTAATAGTGATTGATCCTGGATCACTATTTTGAAATGATTGCATTGTGTAATTTGTATGTATTGTGCTAATCGGTGTGTATTTTGCGGCGCTGGCAATATTGATCTGCGGAGTATACGGAAACACCAAACCGCCTGCATTTTTTAAAGGAGCAAGAACATGACTAGTTTGAAAACTATGCCAGCTACTTAGACTTAAACGAACTCTCCAATCATTTGGGCTAACATCTCCGCCAAATGTTGCCGATGCAGCTCCTAACAGTCCTGCAATTGCTTGACCAGCTGGCGGCAAATTAAGACTTCGCATTGCGCTTGATAATGCTCCTGGAATATTCGCGCCTGTCCCAAGCGCCGCGCTTAGGTTACTAGCAATACCAATGCCGGCTGCTATGCCGCCGACTGATGTTGCAGCACTTAATAATGAATCGCCAAATGACATAATATTCTTTCCTTTTGATACTCTATTTATTTGACTTTATTATGTACGTAGTTTATAATTACATATAAGAGGGCTCTCAGGATGACAGTAAAAGTTAACTATTTAAACAACAAAGATATGTTGTTAG